AGAGTCTTTGGCTTACAAGTAACTTCTTCAACTGTTGGTTTTTGAGTTGCTTGGATTGCTCCACCTTCAACTGTACCACCATCTTCATCAATAGCATCATTGACTGAGGCTGGTTTTACTGCCTTTGTTGAGAAGATACGCCAACCTGAAAAGTCCCAAACATATTTTGGCAAAGCTGCGAATACGTTTGCTTCTAGGTTGAAGTTAGCCCATGCCATAGCACCGAATAGTGGGTTATAGTTACCACCAACACCCGGATCTGCTGTGGTGAAACCTGCCTTCATAATCTCGTCTGGGGTTCTATTATAGGTATAGTTTACCAGCTCATCGATAGTACGGAGTCCTAAGTAGTTAGCCATTTCAATACACTCCTGAAGGAAGCCCTAAACCGAACTCTCCTTTCTCGAATCTATTGTGCATTTCTACTAATGCTGCCTCTGCACTTGAAGTTTTACCGCCAAATCCACCGATTACTGCTTTAAGAACTTGGTATCCAGTAGGATATGTTTGTTCTAAGCCTGTGGATTTTTGGACAGGTCTAATAGTCTCTACGATTTCATATACGGAATCAGATTTCTTTACTTCTTCTTTTTTCTCGTCTTTCATCTCTTTCTCATCCATTTTTTCTACTTCTTCGTCATCATCTTTCTTTTCATCTTTGTCATCATCTGCTTTATTCTCCAATTTCAGATCATCTGTTTTGGATTCTGCAACAGCTGGTGCGATGATAGAAGCTTGTGCCTCAGAAGGTTTTGGTGCAACTTCGTTGCCTGCAACGACTGGTTGACCAACATCGTCTGCATCTTCGGTTTTTGGCTTTGATTCAGCCTCAATACCTTGATCGACTGGATTAGCATTTCTTTCTTTAATTAAAGTTGCAAGGTGTTCGAATTTTTTCTCGAAAGAATCAATTCTTGCTTCTTGTGCTTTAACTAATTGTGCTAAAATTGATGTAACTGAAGTTTCAGTCTCATCTGATTTTCGTACTTCAGAAATTTCTTTTGTAGATTCTTCTGTAGTCATGTTGTTAATATAAACCTAAATTTTATAGTATATAAATATTAATTTATAAATTGATATTATTTATAAATCATATTTCTTATAAAGATTTTTTAAATATAAAACTGTATCATGTTGTTGTAGTGCTTTTCTGATTTCATCAGCACCGTATAATTTTATAAGAGCATTTACTGGTGGTAATAGATCATCTTTCTTAACTTCATTTTTCTTTCTAGCTTCTTCTTCTTTTTCTTCAGCCATTCCCGGAATATGATCTTTTTTAGTTTCAACATATTCTTTTAATCTTGTATAGTAATCCGGAACTTCTTGTAAATGATCTCTAGCTATTTGTTCTGCAACTGTAGGATCATTTGTGTGTTCCATTTCTACTTTAATTCCCATTTCTAATTGTTTTTCATCATATTTTTTTAATGGGTTTTTTATATGAGGTATTTCTTTTAATTGGTCATTAATCTGTTTTGGACTAGTAGTTGCCATTCCTACTGCCTCAGATCTCGTAACTGCCGCTCTTCCTACCAGTGTTTCTCCTTTTTCTAATTCATCTTCAGGTTTATCAAATTGTTCTAAATCTTCATCGTTGTTGTCAATATCTACATCGACTTCCCTATTAGTTCCTTTTTCAAAACAACATTGTAAAGTATGACATTTTATAAACTCTCTACCATTTTCTTCTTGTATCATTTCCTGATCTAATCCCACTGCTTTAGCAAATGTATTAACTGATTCTATTACCGCAAATGGATTTGCAGGTGTAGTACATAATGCAATTTCATATAATTCTAGTTTTCTTAATTCTAATGCTGTTTTTCCATTTTTTATAATAGGCTCTCTTTCTTTACTAGCACCACCCATTGATAACCCTGCATATTCACCTTTTACTACTTTTTCCCATACTTTATCATATAATGTTACACCGTCTTTTTTATAAACCTCTCCTGTAATCAATACGGTGGGTACTCCTTGATATTCAGATTGTTCATAATCTAAAACTCTTCCCACCATTCTATTTGAATGAAAATCTGAAATAACTGGATTTACTTCCATAAATGTTTTCATAATGTCTAATACTTCTTTGACAAAAATAAACTCATTTTGTCTATCAATAACTTCTGCTGTTATATGTCCTTTAAATATTCTTTTACCATTTTCATTTTTTTCTACTTCTATTCCTTTTGTTATAAATTCTGAAAATGTAACATAATCAGTCATATATAAACCAATATTTAATCATATAAAAATATTAAGGTTGGTCTATGATTGTGCGACCGTAGAACCATTTGCCTGACCAGCTCGTATTCCTAGATAAGTTAATCCTGAACCTACCAAGATACCAAAGACAAAACTAAAGATAGTCTCAAATTGTCCTTGTGTCATTTGTACTTCTGGATCATATAATAGTCCTTTAATGGCACCCCAACTAACGAAAGCAATAATTGCTATCATTGACATACCGACTATTAATAAAGCCAAATTGTTTTTCTCAAACGTAGCCATTAAATTGATAAAAAGAAACGATTATATAAAAGTTTGGCTCTATTCATGTATGGATTTTTATGTATATGATAATATATACACATTTAATAAAAGAAACCCATTTACGCATACGGTTAATAATAGATTAAATATAAATAAAATAGAGATACAAAAAAACCATTCATTTTGGTTTTATACTGATATGAATCATATAGTTGATAATATAAATATCAATAAAAGATATGTTCATATACATCCGGGAATTGGTAAAACAAATAAACCAAGTTTTGATGGTGAACCTTATAATGTCAACAGAAGTAATCTCTATTATAATCCAAAAGAAAAAAGAATAGAGATAGGTGGTGGGTTTTTAAGAAAACCAATGTTTGCTAAAAAATGCGTGTATTTAGGAAGTATAATACCAAAGAAAAAAATGAGTATATTAGGAGAATGGTTATATGATTTTGGTCAAAACACAGTTAGTTTTATACTTGATTATAATCCCCAAAAAATAAAATTCACATGGGAAGATATTGATGATGAACCTAGCAGGGCTGAACAATTAACAAAAATAGCGAAATTAGAAATAGAAATAAAGGAAAAAGAGAAACTTATCGCCCAGCGAAACGTTGATCGTGTGTTTGATCCCTAGAAAAACCATTACCTAGTATAGCGTTCATATCTTTACCAAATACTTTTCTGCGTTTACGATCATCAGGTGCAGTATGTAATCTACCGCCTGCCTTTCTATAATTACTATGAATAAGTGAAATTCTGTGCATACAGGTTGTACAAAATGATGCATTGATTTGCCAACATTCATCAAATTTCCAAGTTTCACATTTATCACAAAGCTCCCAATTATGTTTTCTAACATTTATACACAAAAGTCCCTCATGTCCTCTTTTTTCCATACATTCTGCACACATATACACTAATGTACTTAACACTTGATCTACTTTACTACAGCCGTAACAATAGCCTTCAGAATAAGTATTGATTTTTGTAAATTCATCTGATTGTACAGCCTCACGAAGTTTTTTAGTATGTATATTTTCTTTACCAGCACGTTCTTTTAAATCATTTATTTGTATTCTATCTTTTTGATCAAGTCCATCTTTAACCCATCCAAATCTCTTACTTTCGCTCATTTTTTTTCTCCCATTCTTCGTATCTCTTTTTCATCTCACACAGTTGACATATATAAGCATATGAGGGTTCATGGCAAATTTCACAATGATTAATGTTTCTAAGAAAATCTTTACTAAAAGTAAATGATTTTTTTAGTCCCTCAATAAATCCTGAAAATATACTCATATTCCATGTATCTCCTTTAATATGAATAATACTCTTTCATCTGCTATACCCATTGAACTAAAATGTCTAACAATATCATATGCTGTTGCATATCTATTTTGATTAATAAAAATTAACACCATTTCAAGTAATTCACTATTTGATACCATTTATTATTTCGATCTCCTTTATTATATTTAAGATTTCTAAGTCACTTATCACAGCTATATCATCATCATTATAACGCTTATAAACTCTTAATCTGTCTCTAATTTCAGATAATAATACTACCCCGACTCTATTTTGCTCTTCTAACTTTACCCAAGTTTTGACGGTTATCGGGGTATAATTATGCTCAGAAACTATTGTTTTTAAATTTAATGTATTTGAAATAATGTTTTTAATACTTGATAAAACATTTAAATTTTCTATTTTTTCATCATTTATATT